CATCAGCACCATCAACACCCGTCCAAATAAGATTCTCGTTAGACTGTGCTACTTTAGCAGCTACATATTGTACGATATACTCTTGGATAGTAGATGGCATATTTCTGAAAGCAGAAGCACCCATTTGATATCCATTCCAATCGTTAAACCAATCAGTCTTACATAACTCTAAGTTTACTTGAAACTCTTTAGGGTCGATGTATCTTTCTGTAGAAGTGATAGTAGAAGTATCTGTAAAATCACAGGTTGCACCTTTTAATAATCCATCAGTTTCTAATCGTCTTACAACCTCTCTCCCTACAATATTAGGTTTAAAAGTGATTGCGTCTTGTGCAAGAGTGTTTCCTGCTAATAATGCAGAAGATATAATTTGATTTTTATATTCACCTGCATAGCTTGTTGTTATACTTGTACTTGTTGCCATTTTTATTATTTATTATTTATTGTTTAACATTGCATAAATTCTCTCTTGTGGTGTCATATTAACCACAGACTTAGAAAAGTTAACTTGTTTCTTTTCTACTTCGTTTTCAGGAGAGTGTACTATTTCACTTACTTCTTCTAATTCCACTTTTACTTCTTCCTTAACTTCTTTAGCTAATTCTTGTGGAACTTCTTTTACTTGTTTCTTATTTTCTTCAAGTAATGCTTGAATCATTAAGAATAATTCGTTCTTTACATCTGATAATTGTTGTTCAGTAACGTAATTAGGTTGAACCATCTCTTGCTTAGATTCTTCCTTTACTTCTTCAACAACTTCATCAGCTAAAGCAACTTCTTCTACAACTTCTTTTGGTGTAGACAAGCCTAACAATTCTTTTATACTGTTAAGCGTTTCATTGGGTTTACTCATTGTTTACGATTTTATATTATTATAACTATTTAAAAAACACTTGTTTGAAATTAAGATGATTTACCACCTATATTACCTATCCCTTGTTTCCATATTGGATGAGATTTACACTTCTTTTTTTTACACTTTTTTATAGTATAAGTATTTAGACATTTACAATATTTTGCTCTTTCTGCCATTAGGTTAATCCATTTATATTTACAGTTACAATATCATTAGATACCATACTATTTAATTGTCCTTTAGTGTAATTTTGGTCAGATGGATATACTTCATTTCTAATTCCATTAGCATAAGAATCAGACGTTCCATCTCCCATTAACCAAATTTGAGTATTACCATAACCTCTTACGAAAGAAGATGCTGAATAAGTCCACTCTGAATTAAAAGAATTATCTCTAATTGTTTGACCAACTCTATAATCATCTTCCCATTTTTTAGGGTCTGAAATCATTAATTCAATCTCAGCATTAGTAGGCATTGCAACATTCTTTCTTAATGTAGTTACAACCATACTTGCAACCTTTCCGTGAAAGTTTCTGTTAGAGCCTCTTCCACCAATAGTGAAATCTCCTGTAACACTTCTATCCATTCTACCACCTGTGGTTATCCAATTAGCAGAAGTTGAGACATTATACACATAAGTCATATCCCAATTATTAGTTGGGTTTACAACTCTAATGTCAAAGCAATCAGCCAAGTTAGCAGCAGTAGCGTTAGAGCCACTTAGCCTTGTTCCATTGTGAGCAATATAAACTGCTCTCCATCCTGTAATAGCTTGACCACCAAGCCTACATTCATTCAAAGCTACATCTCTACCCCATCCAAAGTATAACAGACCATTAGAGTCAGTTCTTAGATAGATATTATCGTCATTTGAGCCAGCTCCTTCTCCACTATTCCAAATGTGTTGGTTAGAGCTGTTAAAATCTGACTTAAATACTATCGCAGTTGCCCAAGGTCTTGAATATGTGTCATTTGAAGTCTTTGAACTATCAGCATTAGCAGATACTAATTGAGATAAACCACCCATTCTGATAGCGTTATAATCACTACTTGAATTTACTTGTTTTAAATGTTCGTTTGAACCACTAAAATCTAATGCCTTAGTCCAAGGTGTTAAATTAGTTGTTGGAGGCGCTACATCAGTTGCAGTTACAGTCATACTTCCTACAGAACTACCGTAAGAGTTAGCCCTTGTTACTGTAACTGTATAAGTAGTATCTGAACCTACATCAGCCAATGTACCTTGAATAACACTATACCCATCATAAACTAATCCACTTCCACTTGGTGTAATAGAAACACTTGTTGACCAAGATGCACCTTGTGGTGTTACTTGTATGTTTACATTTGTACCCTCTTGTTGTGTTATATCTGAACCACTATAAGCAGTTGGTGTTAAGTCTGCATTTGTTAAAGATGTTATTTCTGTCCAATTAATAGCAGTACCATTAAATGTTTCTGTTCCATTAGGTGCTGAACTATGTTGATAGCTTGTAGGGTCGTGTGACGCCTCTGGCATATGCCAAGTTGTGTTGGTAGGGTCGTCTGCGTAAGTATGCGTATGGCTTGAGCCACTTCCAGCAGTTAAACCATTGTGTATTTCGTCATAATACTTAGCCTCTTCTTCTGTCGTAAACAACGGATAATGAAATACACCATCTGGACTTTCAATATACCTAAAATACATTGTAGGAGCAGCTTCTTCCAATAAATGTACTTTTGGCAAACTGTAAACCCTTGCCCCTGTGTGATTAGTTTTTATCCCTAATCTAAACTCAGAACCTTGTACAATTGGATAAGACGTCCTTGAATGCGCTACCCAAGTAACACCATCTCTTAAAGTATCAATAGAGATATAACCATTTTCATCAATACCTACCCTTACTTTTATAGGATTACCAGCTAACCAATCATTTTGCTCATCAGTTCCGTTAAAGTTACTCCAACCACTTCGCATACTGTAAGATGTGTTTGCACCATAGTTAGTCCACGAGCCATTAGGTGTTGGATGAAACCAATGACTAAATTGAAAGCCATAATGTGCTGAATTGCTAACACCGAAAGATGTAGGATTTGCATAAGGCTGATAACCACTCCAATATCCATTATCGTAACTATCTTGTGTATGTACTAAACCAAATCCAATAGTACCCTCTACTCTAATATCAAAGGTAAAGTATTCACCAGCTTGATTAATAGTTTCAGTTGTTAGTAAACCATTCTGCGAGTTGCTACTTGTTGAGCCATAAACATCATCGCCAATAACATCAATACCATTACCTATATAAGTTAAAGACGTATCTTCTCCACTTACATCAGCTATCATAGTAGAGTAAGGGTCTGCAATTACTACGCTTTCAAAAGCACCAACTGTAAATAATTCGTTTAATGTGTTTATCACATCATTTAAACCACCACTTACAGGTTGCCCATTAACACAAGTGTTTGTATGGTCTAATTGAAAAAAGTGTAAAATATTGTTGTTAGCATCATTTGATACTATCTCTATTACTCCACCATTTGAGATTGCTTTTATAGTGTTTACACCAAAAGAATAACCATTATCTAACATTATAGATGTTGATGTTGCATCTAAAGAAAAGCATACTGTTTGATTGCTTAAATCAATACCATTCCCTGTAACACCAGTTGCATTAGCTGAACTATTAATATAATCAATAGTTTCTTGAACATTGGCAAAAGCATTACCATCTTTATCTAAAAAAATGGTATAATGTTCGTTTGTTAACTCTTGTTTTTCAATTCCTGTTTGCCCAGTTTCAATATTGTTAACAATATCTATATTATCAGAATTAGAACTGTTAATCTTTGCACTTAAACAAGCATTCCAATAAACTGGTAATGTTGTACCCTCAAATTGAATACAGTTACCCTCTTCATTTCTTATTATTTTTATAGCCATATTTATTTAAAAATTTGAATTGCAACTCCAGCATTAGTTAGTTTACCATTTGATGAAAGTTTTACTTGTAACTTCCCATCGTTTAACCTTGTGTTATCATCTCCCATATAAATTAAAAACGAACCTTTGTTAGCATCGTAATCAATCCCAGAACCTCTGTCCAATCTTTTTTCAAATACAGTTAAAGCATACTCACCACCACCATTACCCAATACATAACGACACTCTAAGGTTGCGTTATTTATGTTTGGGTTAACTTTGAAGTCAATTCTGACTTGAATACTATCTCCTAATTCTAACTCTGTAAAATCAAGATAGCCAGTTGACACATCTAATAATTCAGTAATTCCATTAGGTGCATAGGCTTTATTTGTAAAAGCACCAGCACCATTATTTGGTACATCTGTCCAAGTGTCAGAGGTTAAATCAATCTCTCCTGTGTTATCATTGTAATCAATAAAACCTACTGCTGATGTAGATGATATAGAAACCCATCTTTCACTATTCCAAAACTTGTTTACATTTTCATTTGTGTCGAATACAATAACACCATTTTCAGGCTGTAACTTACTTATTGAATCCGTACTATGTTTATCAGGTCTTACACCGTAACTTGTGTTTACTTTTGTGCTACTCATTTATTAATAGTTGTTTAATTTGTTCTAAGAGTTCTTTATCACTATCTTTCTTAGACATTTCTTCAACATTATCACTAAACATTCCCTCAATAGATAATCCTAAGTATTTCTGTGCTTTTATATCTTCCCAAACTTTATCGTTATCTACTTTCATAGTAACAACCCACGCACCTTTTACGGAGTTTAAGCCATATAATTTAGACTTATCCATATTCTCATCTTCTACTACCCAACTCTCAATTACAGATACACCAGTAGTAAGGTTATTGTGGTCTAAAGTTGTATTGTTGTTTCTAAGGTTTTTAAGGTATATTTCAGACGCTTTACGGACAGTTTGCTCAGAAAACATAATATTGTATTCGTAATCTCTGTTACGTCTGTAAATCTTCTTATTTGGCACTAAAGCTAAACCAACTATAATACGTTTTTCTTCGTTAATAGTTTTAAACTCTACTTGATGCTTGTTAAGTGCTACAAAGTTTTCTTCTATAGCAGGAAATTCTACCAATGAAATAGCTTGTACCCCATCGTCTATATTTTCCTCGTCTATAAATAGTTCAACTAATGGTATTTCTTGTTCTTCCATATTATTATAACTTATTAATTATTTTACGTTTTATTTTTGGTAGTTTAATTTATTATATGTAAATTTGTCTTGCTGTAATATTGTGATTTAGATTTAATGTCATAATTTGTTTTTTAAGTTTCCACCTGTGTATTGGTTCGCAGGTGGTTTTTTTATTTAAAACGTTGCACTACTCTTAATATTCAAATCTAATTCTTGTTGCGTAGTAATATCTTTTGATACTACAAATGCTTGTAAAGGTGTACTAAACTGTGATTGTATCGCATTGGCTAATTGATTCTCTTGCGTGTTACCAACTAAGTTAAAATCAAATGACCTATCACCTACACCACCACCACCACCTCCTGATGCTGTGTTTATTGGAGTTGCTGCACTTGACGATTGAAACTTTTGTCTTGATATAGTAGCTACACTAAGTAGTCCTTTTGCTATTGTAGCACCTGCTAAAGCAAACCTTGCAATAGTACTTGGAACACTTGGGTCATTTAATGCTTTAGTAGCACCTGCATACGTTTCTACTACAGCCATACTTATATTAAAAGCCTTTTCAGTATTAAACTTCTTTTTCGCAATTTCATCTTGCTTTTTTCTTAACGCTTCATCATTTTGCCATATCTGATTCTGAATACTCTTTCTCTGGTCGGCAGATAATTTTTCATTAAGCAATCTATTGTTTAATTCAGCGTTTAAAGCATTAGTTTTATTCTGCTCAATAGTTATTTCCCTATCAAATTCAGCACCTAAAAATTCAGAAATACCACCTACAACATCCTTGTATATATCAACGTATTGGTCTAAAGAAAGTTTAAATTCCTCTAAATCTTCCTCTGTAGGCTCTCCAAATAGTATCAATTTTGTTTTAGGGTCTTTACTAAAGTCTATAAACTTTCCATCAGGAAATAATGATTTAGTAGCAAACTTTTTAAATATTTCGAGTCTTTTTTTAGCTTTAGCAACTTCTTTTTTAGGGTCTATCATATTTAAAC